TTAGTTATCGGGTTATTCTCAATGAGTTCAACAATATTCAGCGATGCATCCATTATAATATAACATAGAGAGTTGTCTTTAAGTATTATCAACTTGTTATTGTTTATAAAAACGATAACAAGAATACATAGAGCAATAAAAATCTTACTTAACCTGATAGTTGAGCAAGATTTTTATTGCTTGCTGCACAGAGAAAGCAAAGATTTTATAATCAAAATAGACTACATTACACCATATTACCAGTTACTTTTTTTAACAATCATATTACCACCTTTCTTTTTCTTGTCTTTATTGGGGTCGTATGCCTCAGTTTCGTCGTCAGAACCCATACTTTCCGAAAGATCCCAAAATTCCTTTGAACCAAGTCTAAATTTCGGGTGATTTTCCGCCTTATACCAGAATATCTGGTCGGTTAACTTGTTAGATTTGGAATTATTGTTGATAACTAAACATTCATAATTTTCCGTACAATTGTCCATAACAGAACAAAATGCCTCCAATGTTGGGAACATACTTGCGTAATTTTCCCATATACGCTTACGATTCGTTAAGTATGGTTCTCTTAAAAGGAAAACGTAATCAATATTCGTTCTTAGATTAGGCGGGATACCGAGCGGGTATTGCATAGTTATGACCAACATGACCTTCCAGTGACGGCCGTTCATAAACAATAACCGCATCATTTTATCTCGTGTCCATGATTGGTCATACAAACAATCATCCATGATAACGAAAGCTCTAGGGTCAATAGAAGACTTATTATATGTCTCAACATCTTTTTTGACTTGCTTAAGTACGGTCTTCTGTCTTCTTAAAATATTTTCAATCAATGCCGTATTATATTCATCGTGAATAAACAAACGAGGAACGTGCTCTTTATAAAACCCATTACCCGCTTCAGTGCCCGATATAACAGTCCCGATAGGAATATCTTGATGGTAATACAAAAGGTCTCTAACTAAAAAAGATTTACCAGTATCACGTCTGCCGATTAATACTACGACCGGACCTTTATTTTCATTAGCCTTGAATGTGATATCTTGCATTTTAAATTTTTTTAATTCCAAAGTCATTAATTATATATTTTAGAAAAATAAATAATTAATCTAATAAACGCAAAAAACACAATAAACGTTTATTAGACTATAATATAATATTTATAAAACTTATATGTCGGCATTTAACAAAGATACTTTTATAGCATACCGAACAGTTCCGGTGATAGAAACCGTCATACTTAAAAATAACTTTAGCGGTAGTAGTGAAGATATTACGAATCAATATAATCCATTTAATGTTACTTGTATTCAGAACTATCAGCCGATTCATTCTATGTTTTTTAATATGAATGACGGAAATTATGATTCATTTCAATTGAACCATGCCAATCATTTTAAAGATTTTGATACTGTAATCGATCCATCCGGAAACCTTATTTCACGCAAAACTTTCATCAAATACTCTCCATTGACCGACCCCGTAAAATATTTAATGGGTAAACGAACAAAAACAACTGATGTAATTAAATTGCCTAAACTAAATGATTTGTCTTGTAATTATGCAAACGTTGATAATGCGTCTTATATAGATGGTTTTTTCTCATTTTTATGCAGTCATACCCTTCATAAACATAAATTCATTAATTCTATTGATTATCATGGTTCGTTTTTAGCAGTGCAAGATAAGTTTAAATTTAATATCACTGACGATTATGAGTATTTAAATAATTCAAAACATTTCATTAATAATTTGGACGTACTTTACAGTATATCACAAGACAATGTTTGCGATTTTGATTCACCGGATACAAGGTCAAAACGTGCTAAATTAGAAATAATGGAAACATTAACTGATGATGTTATTACCGAAAACACCGCGTGTGTTATTCTCGATTCATCCAACACTGTTATTGAAACAGACCTATTATTGGAAGAGGTGTATATAAAAGCGACTCGCGACAAAAGCGATGACGATGATGAAAGCGATGACGATGATGAAAGTGAGGATGGTAAAAGTGAGGATGGTAAAAGTGAGGATGGTAAAAGTGAGGATGGTAAAAGTGAGGATGGTAAAAGTGAGGATGGTAAAAGTGAGGATGGTGAAAGCGAGGATGAAAGCGAGGATGAAAGCGAGGATGAAAGCGAGGATGAAAGCGAGGATGAAAGCGAGGATGAAAGCGAGGATGAAAGCGAGGATGAAAGCGAGGATATGTATGCGTATATCAATAATTTTCCCGTTCAAATGATATGTCTCGAAAAATGTGAAGGAACACTTGATAGTTTATTCGAGAATGATTTAATAGATGAAAGTAATGGTTGTTCTGCTTTAATGCAAGTTATCTTATCATTATTAACATATCAAAAGATATTTAATTTTACACACAATGACCTTCACACCAATAATATTATGTATATCAATACAAATCATGAATTCTTATATTATAAGGTAGGTAACAAGTATTATAAAGTTCCCACATATGGTAAAATTTTCAAATTGATTGATTTCGGTAGAAGTATATATAAATTTAAGGGACAATTATTTTGTAGTGATAGTTTCTATCCGGGTGGTGATGCCGCTACACAGTATAATTTTGGTCCATTTTATAACAAAAAACGCCCACGAATTGATCCAAACTATAGTTTCGATTTATGTCGTCTAGGAACGTCAATTTATGATTTTATAATTGACGACGAACCAGTAAATGAAATGTCTCCATTACAAAAAACTGTCTACCGATGGTGTCTAGATGATAATGCGAAAAATATATTATATAAGAAAAACGGCGAGGAACGTTTTCCCGAATTCCGGCTTTATAAAATGATTGCCCGAACGGTTCATGAACATACACCCGAAAATCAATTAGAAAATCCATTTTTTAGTAAATATAAAGTAGACACTATAGATGATAATGTAGATGTAATAGACATTGACGCAATGCCGTTGTATATAGATTAGTATATCGGTATAATGGATAAGAAAAAAATGTATTTACGCACATTTTTTTCTGGATGGTGTAAAAAAATATAATTATAGTTTATATGATAAAACAGTTTTATGAATGGGAGAATTGGCCGGGCATAATGCATCATTTTTTATTAATATTGGTAATATACATATCTTATAATTTAATAATTACCAGAAAAGAAAGAACGTTGACTAATTTATTATTATTCAGTATTGTTTTGGGAATTGATGTAATTATTCATCAAATAATAAATATGCGCAATAATAAAGATACATCTTATCATTTGTAAAATGCGCCACGCTCTAAAAGCCGGGTTCGTCTATAAATGCCTGTGCTCCAGGAGAACCCACATATTCACCAGTTCCCAATAGTTCAGCAAGAGGTCCCGTCATATGGAAGAAAACAAATAATACTATGAACGCACAAGCGGTGACAATAAGCGTATCACGAACGGTATTTTTCATAGGTTCTTGTTTATTATGTATGTATTTTGATTCAGCGATTTTTGTGGCGAAATACAATATACCAATTGCAACGGTCAAAAGTAAAGGTTTTTCCATTTTATATTATAACTTGTAATAATTTAAAAGTTATATTAACGCATATTTTAGTCTAGTATTTCGACCACATCATCTAAAGATACAAGTTCATTAGACGTAGAACTGGACTTGCCTATATTCATAATATCCATTTCACCTAAATCAATATTATCGGTATGAATTTTTATTTTATCATCAATATCATCTTCTTCTTCGTCTAATTTCCTCTGGAAAGCACGCTCGCTACTGATTTCTTCTAATCTCTCAATTGTTTTTGGAGCATTGATGTCACTTACCTTTCCAGTGTCAATGTCCATTACACTATCATAGTCATTAAACGTTAATTTTGTAATTATGGGGTCGTCATTAGTATTTTGTATAGTGGGAACTTGTGGTGGAGGTGTCTCGTCTTCAAGTATTATAGCATCGCTCTTTTCTTCGCTCTTTTCTTCATCCTTTTCTTCATCCTTTTCTTCATCCTTTACATCCTCAATAATAACTTCCTCTTCTTGTTCAACACCTTCGTCCATGTATGCCTTTATAATTTCTTCAGTAGGAATGCTTTCACGTATAGTCTTAATAATGCATTCTTGAACGATACATTCTAATTCACGATTGTTTCTTTGAACTGTTAATGCTGAAATATTACGCTCGAATAAATAAACATTTTTATAACAGGCACGAGCGACATGAATATATAATTTGTGCAAGAATGTATCAATGTTTGGAATCGAAACATCTATTTTTTTTTGTTTATTCCCGACACGAATACAAGTAAGAATTTTCATTTGTATGATATGGACACACGTAATTAAATCTTCTAAATAACCACACCCACTTCTATCAACAATGCGTTTGCGCTCTTCTTCAATAGTCACAGCATTCCATTTCGGAATGGCGGATAACATATTTTGAAAGGACATTAAGTATTTACCCGGTTCCTCTGTTTCTAAACATATTTTCCAAGCTTGGTTAAAAATAGATTGAACTCCTTCAATTACAAGTGGTGTAAATATAGAAACCAATCTACCACACCATTCATTACGCGACTCGTTTAAATTTGATACTTCGAAATCGTCCATTATATTTAAACATCGCATTTTTTTATTCTTATATAAACGTAAAACTGAATCATATAAATTTAATTTTACGGATGTCTTCAATATCGCGATTAAAAATATAATTTAATATGCTAAACAATAGCAGTTTTTCGGATCTCAATTCTGATTTAATTTTGGAGTAGTATACTTCAATTGAAGTCCGTTTTAAGTGTGTTATAGTATTGTCGTTTTTGATAGAATTTATTATATCCAAACACGAATACCCATTCTGGTAAATATTTTCACAAAATCGTAATACTTGGTCGTTTGTTAAACTATTATTTACTTTGTCTTGTTTTATTTGGTCCATCGTCTCGTTTATAAAAGACTCCCTTTGCTGAACTAATGTATCATTATTTACGATTTTATCCAATGTTAATTGATGTAGATTTATATATTTATTATTCGTATAATACTCGGGTATGTAAATTTCACAAAATCTTGATAAAATGGGATTTAATAACCTATGCTTGTTCTCCACTATCATAAAAAATCGTGTTGTATAAGAAAATTGCTCTATGCAACGTCTAAGTGCTGATTGTGCATCATTTGTAAGGTAATCGGCATTTAACAAGACAATTGTTTTAAAATTTATATATATTTTTGTTTCTAGATTTGCCTTTGCGAAAAATTTCAGGTCTTCTCTTATAAATTTAATTCCTTTCCCGTGAGAACAATTAACAAACATTACATTGTTTTTAATCAAGTTTCTATCGTTGTTATACATTTTATCAATAAAGTCGGTAACTATCCGTTTTTTACCGGTCCCGCTTGCGCCGTGAAATATAATATTAGGAATTTGGTTATTTCTGTAATATCCATTCAATTGTTCGTATATGTTTTTATGTATGTCCGTTGTTATTGTATCGTGCATTGGTATAAATAATATAAACAGATTTATATATTTATATTATTATTATATCATTTAAGTTATGTTCTCAAACTTATTTAATGAGCTAACTACAATATATGAAAAATACTGTGTATATAAACTTTTTCACTTTATGAACTCTAGCAATAAGCATATTGAATTTATTATTACACGATTATTGCACAGTGGATTGGAAGATGTGATAACTATCGATTATAAATGGCATATGTATTATCCAAGG